AAACCAAAGAGCGAATACAAGGACATCACATTTAAGGAGTACTATTCATATATTGACGAGTATCGTTTTTATGAAAGGGAAATGGAGAATCAGATTGTTAACATAAACGCACCTGCACCAATTTACGACACTAGGATTTCCCCCATCATAATAAACGAATACGAATGCACAGATTCAAGCAGCGTTTATTTTGGAGACCTAGTAAACATTCCCCTGTACATCCCAGTAGTTGTCAAGCCGTATATGCTTTTGACTTCCGTAGAACTCACACTGAGAAACCAAATCTTAAAAATAACCCCAATAGGATTAGCACCAAAGATAATAGTCCCAAAGCAGGTTAATGCAGTAAAGCATATGCTTAAAAGGGACTCCATAAAACTAGACACATTTAGTTACAAAGACGGAAGCCCTATATACGCATTTAATCAATATGGAGCTGGGGCATTAGTAGGTTTCTTGGTAGGCAGAAAGTTTGTAAAAATAACGCCACAAGAATACGAAAGGTATGCTGTTCCAAAGTTTGCCAGGGAACTGCTTGTTGATGAAAAGCAATTAAATAAAATGCTTAAATTGAAATTTGGCGAATATTACGAAGGGCTACTTTTCTAGATAAGACACTTCTATTGTTTCACCTTTAGACATTAGTTCAATTATCTGCTCAATCATTTCCCTTTGCTGAGGACTAAAATGTATTAGCCTGTCTTCTAGTGCGTCTAAGAACAAAGAGTCCTTCATGTCGTTATCAATAGACGCTGCAAAGTCCGATGGCACACGATGTCTTATGTTGTCTAGTATCCACTTGCACTTCTGTGCGTACTGCAACATAATGTGCTTTGCCCCGTTATGATAATTTTTTGAAACATCTTCAAAATAGTCCATGGCTATTTTTGTGTGATGCATAGCCTTTAATAAGCCGTAAGTGTTGTCTTCAAAATGTTCTTTCATGATATAAGTGTGTCTATTTTAATATTATGCTCTTCTGCCAGTTCATAAATGGATGCAAATATTTTATCAACAAGTTTGTATTCTTTGTCTGTTGATTCTTTATCTTCTTCTAAAATACGATACGCTTTTTTCTTCTCGTTATATAGAACTTCCCATAACATCAAAGCCATGTCTAATGACTTGTTTACCCTTTCAAATTCCATCCTGTCATCGGAATCTGTTAAATCAAATTTTAATAATGCTGTTGCCATGTTTTTAGTTTGTTTTAGTTTTTATCTTTTTTAAGATTTCTAATTTGTTCCCTATACCATTGCGCCCCTTCAATAAAATAAGCACAAGCAATTGTAGATGCAATACCCATTTTGAATGGCATTTCTTTTATCTGTTCATCCGACAACTCTGGTGGCTCTCCTGTCCAATCTATATATTCATCATATTTCTCTGATAGAGACTTACGATTCTCTAAATCCCTCCACTCTTCTTCTGTGTATTTTTTTAATTTTGCGGGGGAACTGTTTGCGTCACTTAGGTTTTTTTCTTTCATTTTTTATAATTTAATTTTTTGTATTTTTGGAATGTATCTTTTCCCATGCAAGTAGTAAGAAATAGTACTGTGGTGAATGTTAAAGAATTTAGCTAGTGCATCGTTATTGCAAATATATTTTTCATAAGCCATTTTACAAAATATCTTTCTTAGTTCTGTAATTTTTGTTGTTGTTCTTTTGTGTGACCTGTCAATAAATTCATTGATGTCAATATTGTGTATGTTGCAAAGTTCTACAGCGTCACTCATTAACTCTTCTCTTCTTACTAAGACTTTGTATGATTTTCTTTTTTGTTCGGGAGGTTCTTCCGTACCAAATATGTTTTTTATGTATTCTTTTCTCACAATAATTGGTGGTATTTCATCTCTGTATTCCTTAATATAACCAAGCACCCTATTTTTAACAAAGTTGTTAAATTCTTGGTCTAAGAATGTTTCTAATTTTCTAATCAATCTGTTTTCTGCTGTCATTTTTTATTGTTTTGTATTTGTCAATAATTTCTTTTAAATCCGCTTCTGTTATCTTGCCTATTTCTCTTTTTTGGTCTTCCATTTTTTTAACCTCTTCTTCCCCAACAGAGTCAACTAAAAATCTTCTGTATCTTTTGTATGCTAACCCATCTGGTTCTAGGTGCATATTTAGATTACAACTACAACACCCTGCGTGTACATTTATTTCGTTGAATCTTAGGGAATATGTGGCTCTAGAAACAAAGTGCAACGCTTGCACAACCATATCACCATCTTTGGTTTTATCTTTTATGTTATAAGTTCCCCCACAACACACACACTCAACATTTCCCATACTATCTGCATCCCTTCTCTTTATAAAAGCACCGAACAATATATCGGCAACTTTTAAGTAGTCGCTCTTTGTCTTTTCTTTTACAGCTTTCTTTAACTCTCCTTGCACTTCGTGTAGCTGTCTTGATAGTCTTGAGGTAATAGATTTATTACTTTTTAATTGCTTTTTTATTTCGCCAGGGAAGTGGTAAATGAAATATCCCTTATACCCAATGGTCGGATATTTTTCACAATCTGGCGAGCATTTGCACTTCTTCTGTACAATCGTTGTATTAAACTTTTTCATTAAAATGGCAGGTCTTGTTTTGTAGCTATATTGTTTTCTGGTTTTTTAGGTTCAAAGATTTTAGGAGTTGTGTATGCGTGATTTTTAAACTGCATTGTTGCCCCCGTAAATTCCATTGCAATGTTTTTGGTTGAGCCGTGTCTGTTTTTTGCAATGGTGCAGATGGCTAGTTTTTGTACGGGAAATTCTGTCCCATTTATTTCAATTGCTTCTGTCATGCCGTAATATTGTGGTCTCATTAAAAACAAAACACTATCCGCATCTTGTTCAATAGCACCCGACTCTCTAAGGTCACTCAACTGAGGCATCTTATCTTGTCTAGCCTCTACTGCCCTACTTAGTTGACTAAGTGCAATGACTGGTATCTCTAATTCCTTAGCGATACACTTTAATCCCCTGCTTATGTCTGATACAATCTGCTCACGGTTTTTACCCTTAGCGTCAACGCCAGACATTAGCTGAATATAGTCAACGATTATGTAGCCAATGTTGTACTTTTTCTTTAAAATTGAAGCCCTTGTCCTAATGTCCCTAATGTTCATGCTTGTCTTGTCCTCAATAAATATTTTTGATGAAGCAATCTTGTCTATTGAGTTCCCCAACATAATATCCTCTTCACTTGTGGTATGCCCGTTCCTAATCCTTTCATGAGAAATATTAGAGTCAATAGAAGCTAACCTTCTAACCAACTGAACTCCGTCCATTTCCAAACTAAATATTGCACATGGGGTGTTCCCCAACACAGAGGTATTATAGGTAATTGACAAGCACAATGCCGTCTTCCCAGCCCCAGGTCTAGCAGCAATAATTATCAAGTCTGGGGAAACTAACCCATTCGTTGCCTTATCTAACTCGTCTATTCCAGTTTTAATTCCCAAGACACCCGATTCTTTAACTTGTGCGTGCTGTTCTAATACCTTCATCCCATAAAACTCAATGTCTTTAGACAAGCCCTTTATAACCTTTTCTTGCGACTTTTGTATCTTATGGTCTGTTTCGCTTATCAAATCAAAAATGTCTGTTTCGTCTAAAAATGACTTAGAAAACGCCTCATGAGCGATGCCTATCATTTCCCTTTTCAGATACATTTCAGACAAAACTAAAATGTGGTTTTCTATGTTTGAAGAACTAACCACATTGTTTGTCATTTTCATGACACCAAAAATGCCTCCAGCGACTTCAATGTTTTTAGCCGATTTAAGCTCCTCTACCACAAGGATAAGGTCAACGCCTTGCCCCCTGTCATAAAGTGCCGCTATTGCGCTAAAAATAGCCTTAGAATCAATTCCGTAAAACATATCCTCGGTCAATCTGGACATTGCAAGGTTTAAACACGACATATCAAGCATTATCGCTCCTAAAATCGCTTCTTCAATTTCCCTGCTGTATGGGGGTAAATTTTCTTTAATCATATTTCGGTGTTGGGGAAGATGATAGTTTAATTTTTACTTTTGTTGGGTCTGGTTGTTGGAATTGCGCTTTTCTTTCTTTTTCCTCTTTTCTCTTTTTTAACCAATAAGAAAAATGCCTTTTTAATTCTTTTAAATCTTTATAATCTTCAGCCAATTCCAATTCATTTAAAAAAATATTTGCAAAAGATGTGACATCGTTTTTTGTAATTTTATAACAAGTTGATATTTTATAGAAATATTGCTCTTCATTTAAAAAATATTTTTTTTCTCTTTCCCAACTATTAGAGTCTTTAATTTCTTTAGAGTTTTTAGAAATCGTAACAGCATCAATAGAACTTTTATTTACTTCTATTCCCTTTACTTTACTTTGCGGCATTTCTGTGACAGAAACTGCCGCGTCAACCGTGTTATTGGATACATATTTACCGTTAGAACGTGGTTGTTGGTCGCTTGTATTTTTACTTTTCTTTCTTTTGTTATAAACGTATTCTAATCTTTCATTTAAACTTTCGGAATATATTATACCTTCTTTTTCAACTAAAAGGTTTAATTTTAAACAATAGTTAATAATATCAATTATTTCATTTGTTGGGACTCCAAAATCTCCAGATAAAAGCTCTAATTCTATATCTGTATTTTTGAAAATATTATTATCATTACCAGTAAGAAATTCTAAAAACATAACCCATATAGCATATCCTTGTATTCCATATTTTAATCTTAATGCTTTTATCTTTCTATGGTTTCTCATATCTCTATCGTGTGAAAAATAATCACAGTATTCTTTTTTTGGTCTAGACATTTTATTTAGTTTCTTGGTTAACAAATTCAATTATATCATTCCATTCTTCAAAAGAAATTTTAACAAAAAATGAAAATTCGTCATACTCATCTGCTGAACTAATAATTACTGAATCTTCATTTACAAAAACTTTGTGGGTGTGATAATCTTTGTTTTCTGAATCTTCTCCAAAAAACAATTGTTTTTTTAATGTAGTCATAAAAAAATATAGGTCTATTCCTGCGGCTGCTCAAAAATTAATTCATGATTGCAGGGATGCAATAGAAAGATTTTAACCGCAGGTATAGACCGTTAATAAATTGAATGATAGATTTTGTAATAAACATATGAACTAATATTTGAGCAAAACAAAAATAGTAAAATTTATTACACCACCAAATAATTTTAAAAAAAAGTTATAATATTTCCGTTATTATCTAATAGCGTTACAACATTGTATAAATTGTCATAGTAATTAAAAACTTTTATGATTGTCTTGTTTACATCAGATGATATTTGTAAATAAGTATAAAATTCGTTTTCTGATAAAAATGGGCTGTGTTTATCTTTGTCAAATTTTTCTTTGTAGTAGTTATATACCAACTTTATTGGGTTAGCTGTCTTGGTTTGTATGTATTCTTTCTTTGTCATTAATAAGTGATTTAATATAGTTGTAATTAGATTTATTTTTATAAGGTATGGGAGTTAGTAATCGTCTATTCTTTAGTATATAAACGTATATTTCCGTATCAAGTTTGGGAACATACGGCGTAGTATTAGCAATGGTTTTTTTGTTTATTTTAGCCATAAAGCAATATTAATAAAAAAAATAGAAAATAATATTTTGTTGTTTAAATTAAATTAAATACATTGCAGCATGATTGAAATTAATAATTATAAAGCTGTAAGCTATTCTGCATTTCAAAAGGAGATGGACTATTATTTTTCAAAGTCAGAGTTGAAAGAAATTGAGATAGCTATCAAGGTTGGCTTAAAGTCAACAGCTACTGTTAAGAATGCATTTAGAAAAGATGCACAAATTGTTTCAGACGAGGTCATGACTAATATTATGAACACAATAAGTCTTGATGGGTTTATTTTATGGTGTAAAGGGAAAAGATTCTATTACATAAAAAATTAGCTATGAAACTTTTTTATTGGGGAGGCGAAGGTTCGGAATCAAGCGAAGAGCTTGACTGGGAAACTCACACAGAAGGAGAAATCTAAAACAACACATATGCAAAAGTTTGAGCCTGTTGGCAGAAAAATGTTAGTAGTTCCATTAAAAGAAGAAAACTACAAAACATCTTTGGGTATTGAATTAATACAACTTGAGTTTATTAAAGTAAAGGTTGTAGAGGTCAGCAACGAGTACAAGAATATGTACATCCCTGGCGATGTTATTGTTATTAGTGCAAACGCTGGAATTGGACAGCCATACAACGGAGAAAGTTGTTTATGGATAGATGCAAAGGCAGCACCAGAGGGAGATGTATGGTTTATTGTTAGGGAAGACGAGGCTGAAGAAGAGTTTAACGAACAAATAAGTGATATATCAATTTAATACACCGATACCCGTGGTGACTACTGATGGTCAAGATGGCTATGCAATTTATGTAGAGTCGTCTGGAATGTTTGAGAATGATGTGTGGTGCGTTGTCTTGTGCAACGGGGGGATAATAAGACATTACAATACATCGCAATTAAGAGTTCATCACAATGCAACATTTGAAATAAAGAAATGAGTCCATTCATAACATTCAGAGATAATGATTTACAAAATGGGCTACAGTATTATATTTTACAAAGAGAATATCCTCACTATATGTCGGTCATTACCGAAGAGAAATTAGATTCTATAATACCACCTCAACAAATTACTGGATATTATTTGTGGGTTAATTTTTGCGGTACATTAAGGGGAAATCTTATCCCAGGGTATCTTCATATTCAAGAAGACATTAAATTTGTACTAAACGAAATGACGCAATGGTATTACATTAACAGAGTAGTTCCCCAACACAAAAAATTTAAAAAGTTTAAATATGATTGAAGCCCCAGCTAACAAAATAATAGTACACCCAAAAACTAAATACGCAAGGAACATAACAGATTTAATGAAGAGGTCGGCAATTCAAAACGGGGCTACGGTTGACCCAGCAGACATTGTAAACATAACAGGGGAAATACTGTCAATACCAAAGACAATTTCCCAGACAAAAGATTACGAAGGATTTTCTACAGAAGACATCCAAGTTGGGGACATAGGCATATTTTCTTATAGAGTAATTTATGACTTGATTATTAAGCAAGAGAATGGAGAGCCTATTTATAAGAACCTTATCAATTACAACGGTAAGGAGTACTTTAGCTGCGACATAAGAAACTTGTTTGGAGTTATTCGTGACGGGGAAATCATAATGGTCAACGGTTTTGTTATGCTTACGGAGTATGAGCCAAAGAGAATTATATTGTCTGCTAATCTTAAAAATCAAAAAGAAGCGACATCTTCAACCATTATGCATATTGGGAACAGCAAACAAAATACTACTAAAATAAATGCGAACCAGAGCGATACGGTTTATTACAACTCTTCCCTAGCACAACATTACAATATAAACGATAAAAAGTTTATTATACTTGCTCAAGACAAAATATTAGGCAGAGAAATAGTGGAATAAAATTTTTTTGTATTGGGAAATCATTAAATTTGGTAAATTTTCAACCCAATGAATATAAAAGAGTGCGTTGATTTTATTAACTTTTGGATTCGCAAAGAAAGAGGTGCATTCTATACCATAGAGGAAAGTGTGTCTGTAATTGACAGAGGTCAAATAGCATACTACAACGACATTATAATGAAATATGCGGCATCTCAAATAGTCAAGGACACATTGATGCCATTTAGAGAAACCTACACATTTACAACAGTTCCATCAATACCACAACTGGTAACAATTCCCGAACAATTTTTATTGTTTACAAGGGCAACAACAGCTCCATCTAGTGGCACTACTATTACAATGGCTACAACGGCAGGCATAGAAATAGGTAATGTTGTTGTTGTCACATCTGGTGTTGGTCAATTTCAGCCAGACACTAAGGTTACAAAGATATTAAATGCAAGTACGTTTGAGGTTGATATAGCTCCGATTACTACAATAGGTACAGGCGATGCGATTAGTTTCTATGACGAAAAATTATATTTAGATTTGTTAGACATAACCATCCAATATACTGCTAGTGGTAGAGATGTATATTATTCAGTAAAGATGACCAACGAGGATGAAATAGGCGATAGATTAAACTCTCAAATAAATCCTCCATTAGAAACAGCTCCAGTAGGTCAAATGGTAGCAGCAAGAACAATTCAGTTGTTCCCGTCAAATAGGGTATACACAGGGTTTATTACATACATGAGAAGACCTAAAAAGCCAGTATATGGTTATTCTGTTGTTGGGGGAAGAAGTATAGTTTATGAGCCAATAAATTCTGTGCAATTAGAATGGAAAGACACGGACATCAATTTTATATTATTAAAAGGGCTAGCAAGCATAGGCATTAACTTGAGCGACCAAGAGGTGTCTCAATTTGCAGAACTTAAATCACAAGAAAATTATCAAGGAGTAAATCATTTATAAAATAAATTTTTATGACAAGAGAAGAATGGGATGCACAGCAAAATTCCCTAAAAAAAGAATACAAATATATGCCTACTGGCGAAAAGGGGAAAGTTGAAAAAGTAGAAGTTACCGAGGAAGAGTCGGCAAATGATGTAGACCCACAAAAACTGAAAAGAGACTGGAATGCATTTTTAAAATATGCTGAAGAAAAGAAATTGAGAGGTAAGAAGGAATTAGATTTAAACGACATGGGCAATAAATTGTTTAGGGAATATATTAAAAATACACCAGGTACTTTATTAAGTGAAAGTGTAATACCTCAGGTTAGAAAGATGTATATTGATTATAGAAACGAAAATTTGGCTCTTAATAAAGCAGGAAAAATGAAATTTGCTGAGGGAACAAATGAAGAAAATTACATGAGACACATTTTATTAAATGAGGATAGCAAAAATCCAAACTATGTTGGTCAGAATTTAACACAGACTTATTTCCCAGAGATGAATATAGTAACAGAAAAAAATGGGAAAGTAGTTGGTAAAGAAACTATAAAAGAGGCTACTCCAGGCGCATCAAAAGTTTTATATAAATTATAATTATGTCAGTAGTTACAATATACCGTTTGGCTGAACAGGCTATGAAATTAATTGAGGGGGGAACTCGCTCTGCTGGTTCTAGTATTACCTTTAATGAGGTGAAGATTGCCTGCGGTAATGTAATTAATCAGCTATTAAAGACAGACTATCTTACTATTAATATGAAGATGGGGGAAGTGATTCCTAACGGAACAACCCTAGGTCTTTATGAGGGGATTGATGTGGTAAGTTACAACGGGAAGAGCAAGGCAACACTTCCCATCAAACCAATGAAACTACCAAGAAACATGGGCATATGGGCTATCTATGCTAAGTACTATACTGATGATATTGGATATGAACTAGACAAGGAATTTATTCCGTTACAGATGGGACAAGGGGCTTTGATTAATTCCCAGCCATTAATAAACAGTTTGCTTGGTCAAGTTGGGTATGAAAACTTCGGGATGGACGTTATATTTACAAAGGATTTAAAAACCTTGTTCCCACAAATAAAGTTGGCTATGAGATTGGCGATAATGGACATATCTTTATATGGGGACTATGAGCCTTTACCAATACTTCCCGAACAAGAATGGCAAGTAATAAACGAGGTTTATAAAATATACGCAACTCAAGTTGTTCCAGATAAATTGGTTGACCCAACTGTGGATGAAAGCAAGAACATTAATCCGTCACAACAAAAAGCTAACAAATAATGATACTAACAACATTAGATAGCATAGTGAGGAGAGGTCTGCTTGAGGCAGGTCTTCCCATACATTATTATTTTGAATACCTAGTACACAGCTCAACCTGTCTAAGAGAACTTAGCTTTGATACACTTAAAATAGTAAACACAGTTTCTCTCCCAGTAAATAGCTATGGTGCTGTTGACTTGCCAGATGACTTTGTTGACGATGTAGCGGTGTGCTTGCCTAGTGGAACTACACTACAACCACTTCCCCGTCAAAATAGCATCAACCCAATAAGAATACATAACGCAACAACTGGACAATTTCAAGTTCCCCCACGCACAAATTATGCGGCAGCAGCAGGCGTAGACGATAGTTTCTTCTGGGGTTCAGCAGGATGGTTGTGGTATTGGAATGTTAATGACTTTGGTGAACCAACTGGTAGATTTTTTGGTGCTACGGGAGGTACTCAAAGAGGATATAAGGTTATAAAAGAAAGAAGACAAATACAAATGAGCTTTGACTATAGCGGCGAAAGCATTGTACTTCAATATATATCAGACGGTCAGAGCATAGACAACGCAACACAGATAGACCCGCAAGCTATTCAATGTATTAGGGCTTGGCAAGAGTGGAAGCGTTCGCCTAACGCAAATAATGAATACTCAGCAGAGGCGATGTCGTTTTGGAATAGAAAGAAAACATTGAGAGCTAGACTTAGCGGTCTTACTATTGTTGACATTAAAAATGCATTAAGAAACGGATATACAGCATCAGTAAAAAATTAATATTATGCCTGTTTTTCAAGGAAGCGGAACAGAATTTATACAGCCAGAAGCGTATGACATTCCATGTAAAATTATTTCTTGGTATTTTGTTTGTACAGGAGCTGATTCTGAAACATATTTAGTTATGTATAATCCAGATACAACAGAAGAGATTGCTATATGGTTCAAAAAGATTATTGCTGGCACAACAGAGTTTAGTTCTGTTCCATTTATAATGTTGCCTGGGTATAAAATTATGATAAATTCGGTCAATCCAATTAATTATTACATATCAATAGAGTAGTATGGCGTTAGATGGGTTTATATTAAAGAAGGGTCAAATTGTAATAACAATAGACACAACAAGTGCATCTGGTATGCAATTAACTAGCTCTTCCCTTTCATACGCATATGTAGAAAAGGTAAGTGCCTTGTCTGATATGTATATTGTTGGGGACTATGTTATATTTAATACTGCCGATGCTATTAACTTTACATTTGATGAAACAGGAATAGGATTGGTATCATACTGGTTGACAACAGAAGATAAAATATATTTAACAGAACCACTTATAGCACCATAATGAGGCAAAAAGATTTAAAATATTTTGGAGAAATACAATCTGGAAGATTAAATTCAGACGATTCTCCTTTTGCAATAACTACAAATGAGTGGGTAAATGCTGAGAATGTGCGTACGGGAACTACTGACAAGGGTGAGACTGGAATCGTTGAAAGTATAGGGGGCAATGTGTTATTAAATCCAACACTTCCCACAGTTACAATAGGAGAACAAGAATGGTGTACATCTAATCTAAATGTTACAACATATGAAAATGGAGACCCAATAACCGAAATAACAGACAGCGTAACATGGGCGGCAGCTACATACGGAGCATATTGTTACTATCAATTTAATCAAGCTGGATATCAACAATATGGTAAATTGTATAATTGGTATGCAATAAGCGACCCAAGAGGGCTAGCCCCAGATGGTTATCATATACCTACAAAGGCAGAATACGACACATTAATTGCAACACTAGGTGGCTTGTCGGTTTCTGGAGGTGCTTTGAAAGAAACAGGAACGACCCATTGGAATTCCCCCAACACAGGCGCAACAAACTCTAGCCAATTTACTGCATGGGGAGGTGGACAGATTGATGAAACTGGTGCTTCTCAAGAATTAGGGACAGGTGCGTTTTTTTGGACTGCAACTGAAGACACGCCAGGTACAGATGCCTATAATGTTTTTTTAAGAAATAATAGCGCAGCAACTGCATTTGCAACGAATAATTTTAACTTTGGTTTTTCGGTTAGGTTATTAAAAGACACTGACAGATATATAACTATTGGCGCAGTAGAAGACACAGAAAACGAAAGATTGGTTTATTTTAATTATGATAAGTCGGTTGCTAGGGAAGACAAGATTGTGTGCATATACGCCAAAACAAATACGATATACGATGTGTTATTGTCATCACAAGTTGAGGGAGGGTTAAACTTTGATAAATACTCTTTGATACATAGTGCTAAAATTACAGGGAATTTATTGTCTTGGTCTGATGGTACTAACAATCAGCCTAGAAAAATAAATATAAACTCTGGTATTGTAACAAATCACCCATCATTTGTAACGGACGCAAACCCGTATAGTTTTCCTTTGAATTTTTGGGAAATAACGGTAATTAAACCACCGCCAATCTACTGCCCAGATATAAGCCTTATTGCAGACAGTAACTTTATAAACAACTTTATTGGCACTAATTCATTTGAATTTGCATTTCAATATCAATACTATGATAATGAAGTAACAGTGCCAAGTTCATACAGTGTAGCATCAAGGTTGACTTCCCAAGATTCATCAGCCAATTTAATCCAAGTTTTGATGGATGGCAATGAATTTATACCTAATACAGTAAGAAGAATAAACTTAATAGCAAGGCAGACAGATGGTACGCCAGGCGGCGGGAATGATGCCTTTGTTATAAAGACATGGGACAAAGAATCGTCAGTAGATTTAAGTGAAATAAATGCACAAAATAACGGAGTTCAAGTCCTATCTTTTAATTTTTATAATAATATAGCAGGACAATATTTAGCTCCAGATGATGTGTTAAGACCATTTGATGATGTACCCATCTATTCCCAAACACACGAAGTAGCAAAGAGTAGATATTTTTTTGGGAACAATGTTGTTGGATATGATACTCCTACAGAAACATCTTTGAATGTTGTCTTGGGAAGTAATGGTACAACTACATCTGCAACAGTAACACTGCAAGTATATAGGATAGAAATGAAGACCCCTGGCGCAACTGCTGGATATCAACCAACATTACCTCCTAAACAATGGGCTTATAGTGCATATGCTGTATTTGATGGACAACAATATTTAGTGATAACATCTACACAACAATATATCCTTAACGATACGGTTATACCAGTTCCCACAATGTATCCATTAACACCAATACCATATTCGGGAAGCACATTTTATAATATTGGGTTGACTGAGTCTAGAAGAAGAATTAATGTAGTTCCAATAATATCAATTCCCAGACCCGCTGGGAATACAAGCTGCGATGGTGCTAATTATACAGAAATAAATACAGTGACATTAGTTCCTAATGCATGGGTACAAATTACTGGCTTTCCTTCAGTTAGATATAATGTATGGGCGCAACAATCGCCATATAAATTCGGAGTTGTTTTTTATGACTACGCAATGAGAAAATGTGGAGTTGTAACACCAAGGGACAATGGTCAATATACCGAAGTTTTTAGCTATTTCCCTTCTGGCTCTTTGACAACAAATATAGAAGGAACTCTTCCAGATACAATTACAACAGGCTTGGTTGGGTTCTTTAGTTTTATTCCAGGGGACAGAATTGAAGTAATTGGTTCTTCTTTTGATGGCACTTATGATGTTGCAACAGTATCAACAAGGACTAATACAATAACAGTAACACAGCAAACAATTCCCACAACATTAACAGAATCTGGTATAACAATAAATGTATACAGGCAATTATCTGCTAGTGTTACAACACCAACTAGCAGCCCGTTAAATGCAATAAATACTATAAAGTGGTCATTAAGCAACGATTCCCCTACAGATGAAATACCAGATTGGGCTTATTATTATACAGTAGTTAGAACACTTAACTTAAGAACAAGATATTTTATTCAGAATTATGTTTCTGGACAAGGGGTTGATAGTTTTCGTTATTGCACAAGAAATTCACTAGGAGTTTGGGATTGTACACATACTACAGTTGTGTCTGGAGTTGAAGCAATTGCCTTGCCAACTATAGGGCTTATTCGTAATGGCTTAGGATATGTTTTTGATAAGGCGAATGAAGATGTATGTATACTTCAAACAAGTGGTGTTGGTGGCGTTAATCCTGGAATAAACTTGCCAGTTATTGGGCAAGACGGGGGGAATATACTTATAAAATTTGTTGACTTGGGAAATTCCCCTACAGCACCAGTTCCTCCTGGAGGAATAGCTGGGCTAACGGGTTATTATGAGATATTTACTCCGTATAAAACAACAGAGCAAGAGGCATATTACGAAGTGGGAGAAATATATGCAGTAACCAATCCAACAGAACCTACAAGAGCGTACTCTGCATTGCAGGGGAACTTTAGGGGAGACTGTGCATTGGTAGAAAGAAATCCTCCTGTATTACCTGCAAGTACCTTTAAGGTGTTAGGTATGTGTGCAAATGACTTGTACTTCCAAAGATGGGACAATGATGGCGGCAAAGTAAATGTTATAACTAAATTTGGGAGGTCAATATGGGGCAACTATGTGTATTGGTCTGATGCTATTATAGAGGGTTCTCAAATAAATGGGACAAGTACATTCCGTCTGGGAAGTAATACCTCTGTGCCGTCAGATTGTGGCACTATAACCAAATTACAATTAACATCTAAGGTTCAAAACGAGGGTACTGTAATGCTTGGGTTGTGCGCCGTAGAAACTACATCAATGTATTTAGGTGAGACGCAAATCTTAGATAGTACAGGGAAAACACAGTTCTTTAGTTCTGGCACAAGCGTTGTTGGTACTATAAATGTATTGAAGGGAAATTATGGCTGTATAAGTCCAGAATCTGTTGTACAGTATAGGGGTCGTGTTTATTATTTTGATGCTAACTATGGCAGATGGGTGCAATATTCTGAAAATGGATTGGATGCTATATCGTCAATAAAGATGGTTAGGTTTTGGAAGAATTGGGCATACCAATACTTGAGTATGACAAAGGAGGATATTGAGGATATGGGGGATAGACCTTATGTATTTGCTACGGTGGATTCTGCTCACGATGAATTATTAATATCAATTCCCAAACTTTCACAAACACCACCAAAAGGTTTTCTACCAGACTACCCACAAGAAATATATCCGTTTGATATATTAGACTTGCAGGGGAAGACAATAGTATACAAGCTAGGAACTGGTGCAGTAGTTGTACCACACTGGCAAGGAGCTTATACGTTCAACACGGAGTACTTTGGGACGCTTCAAAATAAATTGTTTTCATTTAAAAGCGGTATGATTTATGAGCATAATCAACCGAATCAAAATACATGGTACGGGGTGTATTCCCCTTCAAAAATAATGTTTACATCAAACATTTTACCGCAAGTTCCAAAGGTTTATGATAATTTTTTATCAGAATCCAATTTAGTTCCAAATTTT